ATCATTTTTTAAATCTATATTTTTTAATCGATATCCATATGTATTATACACTGTAGGCATGATTTTTTTAAAGTAATCCCCATTAAATGTATCATTAATATGAATAAGAAATATTTTATCTAAAAATAATTCTAAACCATATTGAGTGCAAAAATCACAAAGTTCTATAGCATCAATAGCTTCATTTACATTCTCGGCAGTAAATGGAATATCTTCACAAGAATTAATTATAACTTCATATTCAGTTTCGTCATTTTCTTTGATGCCGATGATTTCACTTTCAGCATCAAATTCATATAAAACTTGGCAAGCTGGCTCGTAATCTATACCAGTTACTTGGAAACATAATCCAATTACATCATAAAAAGAAATATCGTTATAGCAGTCTGGAAAATTTTCTTTAATATTATTTAATTCTCGCTCAAATCCTTCTTTACATAATTTATTAATGTAATTAAAAGAATTTTCATAGGTCCAACGACCACAGGAGAAGAAATAATAAGATATAGATTCTACATAATCAGCTTGTTTATTAAATTCCATGTCATCTGTAGTGACTTCTTGAAAGCCACCATAATATGTATTAGTCAATTCTAAGAATACATCAAGGATTTTTATAAATTTTCTAACATTTTCTGGCGTATTACTCAATCTTTTATGAAAGAAAATAACTTCGCCAGTAAAAGAAGATTCATTCGCCATTTTTACCTACTTTCTATTGATTAATTAATACGTTTTGTTTTCGAATTAATTTATTCATTTCTTTTTGTTTTTCAATAATTTGATAAGATAACTTACCAATTTCTTCTTGTTTAGCTTCAATTGCTTTTTGTAGTCTTGTAATTAATTCTTTATTATTTTTTTTATTGTGTTTACGACGATTTTTATCTAGTAAACGCTTCAAAGAATATTCAATCGCTTGACGGGTTACTCCATATTTATTAGCAATATATTGATATGTATAACCCTGCAAATATAAATGTAATTTATCTAATGTTGTTTGAGACACATCATCTAAATTAGCATATTTGAATTTTTCATTGCGAACTAAAATTTCTTCTTCTGTTGCTAAAATATCATCATTTTTGCGTCTACAATCTAAGCATATATTAGTTTTATTATTTCTACCAAGTTCTTTACCACAGATTTTACAATATTTTTCTTTTGATTTGTATTGAACTTCTAAATTATTAATATAACAATTCTGTTTATTTCCATCTTTATAAACAACAAAAAAATCATCTGTTTCTTGGTCTACTAAAAAAGCTTTAGCAATTAATCGAGCAACAGAAAAACGTTTTTTATCTGTGGCTCTTGAGATAACCATACCATTACCTTTATATAGAGTACCACGATTAATTGTATATCCAAAATGAGATGTATATTGTACTACTTTATCTGAGTATACGAAAAAGCCGTCAATAATTTTGCATACACCATTCTTAATATCTTTTTGGATTTGCTCTTTTGGAATACGTTCTTGTTGCATATATTCCTCCTTATAAAATAGTTATAGCCACCCAGTATTATACAAGGTGGCTATAACTAATAAATGCCTTTTACAATTTCGGCATCATATTTTCTTTTTTTATTGATTATTTTTTGACCGATTTCGTCATAAGAATCTTTGACAATTAATTGATATACGAATACAGTGTCGTGAATTGAATCTGCACGTTCAAGTCTGCCATGTCGTTGTGTTTGAATTGCATAACTATCCGCAGCTTCATATTCTATTAAATACTTACACCGTGAAGCATTAAGCCCCTCAGCACCGGCATCAGAACATAATAATATTTTATATGTATCATTATCTCTAAATTTTGTATATACTTCATTATATCTATCATCACCAGAAATAGAACCATTTACATAAGCAATTTTTACATCTTTTAATGATTTTATTTCTTTAATTCTATTTGTAATGACATCTTGCATGCGTCTAAACTTAGAGAACACAATTACTTTTTCACCAGATTCAATGATTTCTTCAATTAGATTCATTAATAAATCTAGTTTATGATTTTCTTTACAACCAGTTATATATTGTTTTGCCATTTCACTTTCTGATTCAGATAATAATAATTCTGAATTAGCAAGTTCTTGAGCAAACGCTTGACGAGCCATAATGCCAGCATCTAATTTAATACGTTCTTCATTATGTAATGCTTCGACAGGAGATAACGTTTTATCTAATGTCTCTAATTTGTGTTTTAATTCAGCTAATTCATCTAATAATTTATTAGACATTTCTAATTGTTCTGGCTCAAATTCACAATATAATTGATTAACAACTAATTGAGGTAATTGTTTTGCCACATCTTTTTTATCTTTAATTATCATATATGGTTTAATTTTCGTGTGCAATTGTTTAGTATTTTTAGCACCAATAACACGACCATAACCACCATATTTTAAATACAAAGAAGAAAAATCAGATTTCTTAGGAAATAATTCTGGTTGTATAAATTTGAATAGACCATAAATATCTTCTGGATTATTTTGAACTGGTGTAGCAGTAGCTCCAATAGTCATTTTAGCATTACCAAATTTAGCTAATGCTTTATTTCTTTTTGAAGTATTTGACTTAGCATATTGGATTTCATCTGCCGCTACAAATTCTAAATTCATAGCTAATAATTCTTTACTAACTTCTTTATCTAATAAGGTTTCATAGTTACAAATATATAAATCGTAATCTTTAAATTGATTTTTAAATAATTGACTACGTTCTTTTTTTAATTGCTTAATTTCTTCTTTTAACTCTTTAGTTTTTTCTTTTTTAGATTCTCTATTCTTAATTCTATTTGTTATATTAGAAGTTAATTCTGCATATGTTTGAATTACAGTAGCTTTTAAATCAGAAAATTTACTAACTTCTTGTTTCCACTGATATTTTAAACTAGCCTTTACAACAATAAGCCCAGGACCATTAATTACATTTTTATGCAAAGCCTCTAAATAAGAGCAAATAACAACTGGTGTTTTCCCCGCTCCGCAAGGGGCTACTACAAGGGCCTTTTTATTATGTAAAATAAAATTTGCAATCTCTTTTTGATAGTCATAAGGTTGCAATTTCATACAAGAACCTAAATTAAAATACGAATCTACAGAAAATTTATTTTCTAATTCTTTATAAATGGACTCAGAAACAATCCAAGTTTTATTATCTAAGTTATATTGAATTTTACCAGAATTAAAAAGACAAAATAAATAATTAAGGTCTTCCTTAGAAACAGAATTAATTTCAATTTCATAGGAAGACCCTTCTTTTGATTTTAATACTAATTGTTTCATATCTATAGTATTACATGCGTTTGATGTATTTGTCATCAATTTCTTTTACAAATCTGGATTCATCGTAATTTCTCCAAGTCCCGCGAGAATTAGATTTATTGTGACGAGTTAAAAATAGAAAAGATTTTGCACGCGTCATAGCTACATAAAACAAACGACGTTCTTCTTCTTCCATATGAGATTTAATAGCCATGAAAGAAGGAATTTGCATTTCATTACAACCCATGACAATAACAATTGGCCACTCTAATCCTTTAGAAGAATGAATCGTAGTTAATGTAACACCACCATTTTTGCCACTAGATTCTTCTTGACCAACAGCCATAGATTCTAATAAATCTTGCAAGTCATTAGATTGTTTTGCAATAGCAATTAATTCTTGAACAATTTGCCAGCGAGCTTCAAACTCTTCTGTATCTTTTGTTTTTTTAATATATTCACGATAATTAACAGCTTCTGCGATATAATCAATTAACATAGCTGGGTTCATAAAAGCACTATTAATTTCAATTTGTTCCATAATAGCAATGAAATTACGCATACCAATTTTTTGTTTCGCAGTTAATCCTTCGCAAGACATTAATACTTTTTTCATAGTAGTAACATTTTTAACTTCATCTGTGCGATTTAAAAAATGGAACGTCAAAGTTTCAATTGCTTTTTCGCCAAAGCCTCGTTTAGGAACTTGAAGTGCACGACAAATAGCTGTGAAATCTTTTGGATTATTGAATACTTGAAGATACGATAATAAATCTTTTACTTCTGCACGATTATAAAAAGGTAATCCATTTACAATATGATAGTTAACTCCATTAGCCAAAAAAGAATCCTCTACTGTACGGCCTAAATAAGACATGCGATATAATACAGCAATATCTTCTTCTCTATAACCTTGCTTAATACAAGATTTAACAATTTGCGTAATACGAGTCGCTTCTTTTTTATGAGTATCTAACTCAAAACTAACTACAGAAGCACCAACTTCACATTTAGAATATGCTACTTTATCAAATAACTTAGTATTATTTTCAATTACAGAATTAGAAGCATTAACAATAGTTTGTGTAGAACGGTAGTTTTGTTCTAATTTATATACAGTAACATTATGTTCTTTAACAAATTGTCCCCATGCTGAAATATCAGCTCCACGGAATGCATAAATTGATTGGTCATTATCGCCAACCATACAAAGATGAAATTTTTTACCAGCTAATAATTTGATAAAACGTATATCCTGAGTACTGCTGTCTTGAAATTCATCAGCCATGATATATTGATATTGGCTATTAACTTCGCGTAATACATCTTCAAAATTTTCTAAAATACGAATAGTAAAATAAATTAAATCGTCGAAATTAAAAGCATTTTGTGCTTTTAAAATTTGTTGAAATTCCTTATAAATATATGCATATTCAATATTATCTACTTCAGAAGCAATAGCATCATCAGGAGATAACATATTTAATTTACAATCAGAAATGTAGCTTAATACAAAACCAGGGTCATAATCTAATTCATTTCTTTTTAAAATACCCATAATAATTTCGAAACATTGTTCTGGGTCATAAATAGAAAATGGGTTAGAAAAACCAATTAGATGACAATATTTTCTTAATAATTTTACACAAAAAGCATGGTAAGTGCATACTGTTAAATTTTCAGCTTGTTCGCCTACTGTTTTAATAATACGTTCTTTCATTTCCTCAGCCGCTTTTTTAGTAAAAGTAAACATTAAAATGTTTTCTGGTTTAATGCCATCTAAAACCATATAAGCAACTCGTTGTGTTATTAAAAAAGTTTTCCCGCTGCCAGCAGATGCAATAACTGCCATGCTTTTTGGATAATTTATAACAGGTAATTTTTGTTGTTCATTAAGTTTTTCTAAAATCTGTTCTTTAGTGTCCATTTTTTTAATCTCCTATAAAAAAATAAGGAGATTAAAAATCTCCTATTTCAAATTCAAAAATTGCCCTGGGTCATCAGAAAGATAGAAATCATCTTTATCTGTATTAACTTCAGGTACACCATTAATTACTTGCATCACTTGGTCAACTGCTTGATGACATTCTTGTCCAATAAAACCTTGCAATGTTTCTACTTGAATATTTCCTTTTTTATCGATAATTACTTTGAATCTCTTTTCCATATGTATTGGTCTCCTTGTTTTAGTTTTAACTTATAGCTATTAACCAATAGCCTTTTAACTTCTGGTACAATATATTTAATTACAGATTCTGCTAATTCTGATTCTTCATTTTTATAATTAAATAATAATGAAATATTTTCGCCAACATTAACTTTAAATGTCCATGTTAAAAATTCATTAGCACATTTAACACGATAAATTACATTATTGCCGTAGCACTCATAATTAACAGTAAAGTTTACATTTCTTAATATTGTACCACTACTACAATATCCTAACATAGTATGTAAAAAACATAACATGTCGGAACGTTTAGTAAAATACATTCGTAGTGTTTTCATTTTATATATCTCTCTTTATTTTGTCTATTAAAAATAAGGCGTATAGACTATTTAATTTTTCTATACGCCTTATATTATTTTAATTAGAAGCAATATGCCATAATTTCAATTTCGCCTGCTTGGTTTTGCTCAGTAGATTCTACTAAATAACCAGATTGTTCGATTTGTTGAATAACGTTATGCTTTTGATATTGTTGAGCTAAATTATCAACGAAAGTTTTTTCTTTAAGACCTGTCATCCAGAAGTCACCAACGACTTTTAAATGACCTTCTTCATCGCCATTCATAATAATACCAAGACGATTATCAGAGAATGCAGCATCAACAGTATCACCATCGTTGCCATGACGCCATGTAATTTTGTTTACATTCCAGTCAAGTTCACAACCCAATTCACGCATAGCTTTATTTAATAATTCTTTATCCACATTTTTTAATACATCACATGTGTAACGACGATAACAAGACATAATAGTCCTCCTTTAAATTAAATAAAAATTTTTTTAATTATTGTTTGTAACAGTTATCCCAATCTTTAATTTTCCGATTTAATGCATCGAAATAACTATAACTAATATTATATTGTTCTGGCATTAATTCTAAAGATGTAATAGGTTCTCCATCTTCGACATCTTCTACCCAAATAAATAAATCATTTTCTAAATTTTCAATACAGTCAACACCCTCATCATCATATACTTTTTGTACTACATGTACTAAGTCAGAGACGAATTCTGTTGGCAATTCCATATCAAATTTGTCTTCGATTAATCTTAAAATCCAATCGCAGGTGTAGAAAGTAACCTTATCGAATACTTCTACACCATTAATAGTACCCTTAAATTGTTGAATAATCTTACTCTTCATTATACCCCTCTTCTCTTTATAAATCAAGGTCTAAAACAGAACTACGACGCTTAGCTTCTTTAACTTCATCTTCAGAAACTTTACGAGCACGACCTTCACAATATTGGTCCAAGATAGCAATTTTTTCTTTAGAAGATTCTGCGATAGGAATTACTTCTTGAATAGCTCTTTCAATGTCTTCTAATACAATACTTTTATCTTCTTGTTCCATTGTGCGAATATAATTAATTCGTTTCAAGTTTTTAACCACTTGTTGAATTTCTGCACCAGTATATTTTTCTGTATGATGAACGGCATATTGTTTTAATGTATCATCTAACGTAACTTTACGTTTAGTTAAATGCACATCAAAAATAGCTTCGCGTTCAGTAGTAGTAGGTAATGCAAAATACCATTGTGCATCGATACGACCAGAACGTGTAAATTCTGGAGGCATAACAGAAATATCATTAGAAGTCATGATAACATAAATACCATTTTCATTATCGTTCATGAATTCCAATAATGCTTTCATTACTCTAGCTCCAACACCGCCATCAGTTTGCTGGGAGCTTGCCCCGCCTAACGCTTTCTCAATTTCGTCCATGAGGAACACACATGGAGCACACTTTTTAACAACTTCAAGTGCTCGAGCGATTTTTTGTTCAGATTGGCCTACCATTTTATCCATGATTTTATCCATAGATAATTTAATAAGTGGTACACCTAATTCGCCAGCGAATGCTTCTGCACTCATAGTTTTAGAAGTACCTGGGATACCTAAGAATAAAGCACCTTTTGGCATATCGAGACCAGCTTTTTGAGCTGCTGGACTCATAGCAATTTCTTGTTCATATAGCCAATTTTTTAAAATAGAACAACCACCGATATCAGACATTTTAACTTCTGGAATTTTATAATCCAATACACCAGATTTTTTAACGATATCGATTTTAGATTGTGCTAAATAGTCTGCTTTAATCGTTTTAAACTTAACGATAGATTCTTTACATAATTGAGCTACGTCTTTAATCGTTAAACCAGAACAAGCTTTAGCAATTTTTTCTAATTCATCTAACGTAGGAATTTCAATTAAATCTTTTTTATCTTCTGGAGCTCTTTGCTTATATTTTTCTAATGTACGCATTGGTACGCTCGTAATGTAATTAAAAATATCTACAGAAGATGGCAAAGAATACTCAACTACTTTAAATAAATGTGCTATATCTCCATTAACTTGGTTAGGAGAAATAACGATGATTGGACTATAGGAAACAGATTTGCGACCTTCTTTTACGTCACGAATATATCGTGCTGTTTTTGGATTTTGAAACATAGGGTCTAAATCTTTTAAAATCCAGATGTTTTGTGTATTGGTATTTTCTTCATCGAAGCAGTCTGGAATGATACCTTTTTCAAATAATGCAGGTACTTCTCTTAATTCAATAATTGTTTTTGAATATACTGGACCTGTAATTAAATCTACTGGCGTAACGCCAGAAGTGTTAGTCCATTCTTTAATATTAACATTTTGATATTTAGGATTATCTACTAACATAGTTAGGAAATCATCTAAAAAATCTTGTTCTTCGATTGTTTGCACCCAAATACATTCTGTTTTAGCCGCTAACAAATCTCGGATTTCTGTTAAATCTCTCATTATTTTCCTTTCTTATAAGTCAATGTCTAAATCAAATACAATTGACCTTTTGTCTTTATTAATTTCTTTAAGTAAACGAATACCATAAGCCTCAAAAGATTCATCTGCATCTTGTTGAACAACAACAAAATCTTCGAAGCGTTTACTTAAATTCACTGCACCAAGAACAAAAATATTAATACTTCTATCGTTATTCATTGGTTCGTTTACTTCTTTAATATTATCAATAATAATATGATGACTATCATCTACTAAAATTTTAACAACAATATCTTTTAAATCTTCTTTAGCTAAATAAATAGTTTTGACATTATTAAGTAGTTGAATACCATTGTTATCAAATACTACTTTATTAAATAGATTAATAACTTGGTTATGTAATTCAATGATGCCAATACAATCTAATTCTAATCCAGTATGTAATACATTATCTTCTAAATACAAATCTTTAGAAACCTCTTTAGCTAATTCATGATAAATAGAATCGATAATTTCAAAATCTTCCATTTTGTCTTCTTTACCAGTCATATGTTCTAGCATTAATTCTGCTAACGGTTTCTTTTGAATAGATTTAGAATATTTGTATTTTTCTAAAGAAGCAGTAAATGTTATATTATCTGTTTCATTAAATGCTTTAATTTCGATATAGTTATCGAAAAACTTTTCGTTAGATTCTGCTCTTTGTAAATAACTCATTGGTGCGATACGATGAATTGTAATTCTTTTTTCTTTTAATGCATCAAATGTTGCATCTTCAATATACACAGTATCTGTACCAACTTGCTTTTCCCCGTAATTCATATTTTCCTTTCTTATTTTTTCATATGAAATATCAAGTTGTCTTTCTCATCTAATGAAATACCTTTTAAAATTCCAGCAGGCATTCCAATTTCATTCTTACAATCATATACAACTTGATTTCCAGAACCAATTACGTTCGTAAAGCCATCTTTGATATCATGACTAAACTGATGCAATTCTTTTTTATATTCTCCATCTATAATAATGTCACAGACATCGAATAATAATTCTAACCCCATATCGTAAATATCATTAATTGTATAGTGTGTGATAATAATAATATGATGACCTAATGATTTAAGTCGTTCACATACTTCAATTAATGGCCATGCTTGGTCTAATGGTTCTCCTCCTACAAAAGTTACATATTTACTTCCGAATTTATGAATTTGATATGCAACTTCTATACAAGAAGAAAGAGCTGTGTAAACATCTTGTTGCCACAGCTCTGGATTAAAACAACCAGGACATGGTGTTCCTTCTCTAGCAATTCTACAGCCAGCGAGAAACACTTCTGTCCTAATATTATTAAATGGAGATGGACCACTTGCATCAGATTCCCACTTTACGTCGTAAATTTTTAATTTGTCCATCTTAATTCCTTTTATTTAATATAAGAGTGACCATCGTCGTCAATAGTTATGACAATAGCACCACAATTTTTACAGATATATTCTGTTCTTTTATTAATAGATTGATATGTATTGTGTTTATTATTAATTAATTGAGTGATTTCTCTTTTAATTAATTCACTACAATTACAATCTTTACATCTAATTAAATTTAAATCTTCGGCAAATAATAAAGCCATTTTATTCTGCCCCCTGAGTTTTAATTAAATTTTCAATATATTCAACGAATTCTTTTAAAGACTCAGGTTTAATTAATAAAATAGATTTAACATTGCCACCAGTAAATTCCGCAACAAGACCATTTAATTCTTCATCAGATACTTCATATTCTTCTTGGAATTTTTGAATATAAGCCCATTCAGTTTTATATTGATTAATGGTTGCATCGTCCCAAGAACTTTGCTCTTCCATATTCAAGAACTCTTGTTCTTCTTCAGTAAGATATAAGTCTGAACCAATACCAAACATAGATGCTGCTTTTTTAAGTGCATCTGTGGAAGCTACTTTATACAAGTTTTGATTATCTTGTGGGCCTACTTTAAGAATGGCAACTTTAGAGCCATAAGCTTGTTTAGACAAAGGTATAATATTACCGTTGTCATCTGTAACCATTGCTGTTAATGTACCAAGCACATGACATACTTGACCAGGCTTAGGTCCTTCTACATTTTCAAGCCAAGCTTTATTTACTTTCCAATCCCAACAATAACCAAAAGCAGTATTTAATTTTCTTATAACAGCATAACCTGTAATATAAGATAATGTTGTACCACCTTGTTGACGCTTACGAATTAACATAGGGTCAGTTGGTTGGCTGAGGAGGTTTTGAAGCTCCTCAGAAATTTTAATCGATTTAATCATCTATTTTTTCCTTTAACCATTAACTAATTGCATTTCAGTTTTAATAGCGGATGCCATTGTAATACAAATATCAGATTTGTATTTAATCATTTTCATGATTTCGTTAAGACTATTATACCGCATTTGCACAGCATTAATCAAAGAAATATAGTTAATTTCTTGACCATTAATTTTAGCTTTCATTAATGCTAATGTACCAGTACGTTTACGTTCTTCAGAATTGGAACCAGTAGAATTAGCAATTTTAAATGCTGTAGCAGAACCAAAATCTTTATTCACTAAAGAATCATAGATTTTCTTTTGCTCTAAATAATGAGGCATTACTTCATCATTCAATGCACATAAATCAGCTAAAGTAAATTTTAAAGTGCCAGGATTCATGTCTGCTTCGATACGAATATTTGTTACTTTATCCAAGAAATATTTTTCTTTTTCTTGCCATTCTGTATCAATAAAATAATTTAAATATTCAGCTGTTGCAGTATCTACATCAAGTTTTTCACCTAATACATCAATAGAAACGTAAGAAATTTGTTCTACCGATTCATGCTTTTTAGCAGATTTTTTTTTAGGTTTATCTTCTTTTTCTTGTTCTGCAATATCTTCTTCAATAGCAGAAAGAATTTCTGGAGTAGGTTCTGGTTTAGAATCTTCTTCTTCGTTAGATTCCTCTACATCTTCTTCTTTATGTTTACGAGGACGACCACGACGTTTAGGTTTTTCCTCTACTCCTTCTTCTCCAGTAGTTTCTTCTGTAGTTTTGTATTCTTCTTTAACTGTTTCTTCAGTTTCTTCAGATGCAGTGTCTTTGGCAATGATTTCATTTTCGTTCTCCTTTTCTTCTGATACTACTGGTTGCATAGTTGTATAATCTTTATCTTCAGAAGGTGTATTATCCGCTACAGGTTCAGGCTCCACTTCAACAGATGTTTCTTTTGGAGTAGATTCTTCTGTGACTGCCGTTGGTTCTTCCTTTGTATCAGCAACAGATACTGTTGTTTCTTCTTGTTTTTGTTCTTGCGTTTCTTCAGAACTGGGTTGTTTAGCTTCAACGATTTCTTCTAATGTTTTAGGAGCCTCTGCTTTTTGTTGAGCTGCTTCCATTTCTGCACGTTTTTGACGCAATTTTTCCATTAAAGACATAGTATTATTTCCTTTCTTATTTGTCTAATATAATATTGCCACCATATATTTCTTGGCAATATTCAAATGCTTTTTTTAATCCATTACAAAAATCTAATTCATCTTCATCACAAAGCTCTTCATCTTTAATTTCTCTTTGCTGTAGTAAAAATGTAGGAGATTGTAATGCGATAGCATCAATAGTATTAATTTTAAATATTTGATTCTTATTTTTATTAAAAGGCTCATCTTTGAATAAATTATATACAGATGCTCCTAAACAGATAATTAAATTAGGATTAATCGTTTCTATTAAGTTATCCAAAAATAATTTGCAACCATCTCGTTCACTAATATTAAATGGTCTAAATATTTTTTCGCCTTTTAATTCTATTTGAGTTAAACAATTAACTGCATTTACCCAAAAAATCTGATTCGTATTAATATGATATTCTTCGAATAATGTATTAAAAATTTCCATTTCTTGCGTACCTTCAAATGGATATACAATATCTTTATTTAATTGTAATTGGGATTGTAATACCTGTTCTCCGATAATCATAATAGATGCATCATTATTGCCAAAAGGAATTGATTTAAAACCAGTAAAGCGATTAGGACAATATTCACACTCAGTAATATATTGTTCAATTTTATTTCGCATCATTGGTTTTACTAATTCTTTAACATATGCTAACGGATTAGGTGGATTTTCCTCATGAATTAATTGTAATATTTTTTCTTCATTCATGGCCAATCCTCTTCTTTTACTAATTCTTTAGCTAATGCTAATTCAGCTCTTAATTCATTGATTTTAGCATTTAATACATCTTGATGTTTAAGAAGAATTTCTTTATCCTTTTCAAGAACTTTTTTAGAACGTCTATCTTCAACCATAGTTTTTACCATGGACATAATTTGTTCTTGCTCTGTAATAACATATACTTGTGGGTCAGTTTCAAAAAAAGAGAATTTCAAATAATAGAAATCCATATTTTCTGCTAATGCTTCTCTTTTTAATTTAGATAACCACTTTTCTTGAATCGTAAATGTTTTTTTACCAGGAGCTTGCTCAACAGTTCTTGTTTTTAATTCTTCCATAACATTAATAAGCCCACGAATTTGTTCATCGCCTTTCTCTATAACAGTAGCACCACTATTAAGAGTCATTGAGCTTCGAATGTCATCTTTTAATAACTTAGAATTAGCAACATGATTTTTGTATTCAAAACCAGAACCTTGTCGTTTATCTTGTTTTTGTTGTCGTTTATTAAGGCCCTTTTTTATTTTAACTTCTTTTTCCTCAAATAATTGACCATCTATTAAACAACCAAAACATTTGGCAGTTCCAATATGTTTACAATTCTCATGTCCCCATTCACATTCTGACAAAATAATACCTCTCTTTCTACGAAATATATAATAAAAAGTATGCCAAGGAATTGGCATACCAATATTATACAAGGTTCGCAAAAGAATTATTAAGATAACTAAGCAGGGTATAATATACTATACCCTGCTTTAATTATATCATTATTTAGCTTCTTTATCAGCTTTTTTCTTTTTAGTTTTTTTAAGACTATTTTTTAATTTTTCTTGAGCTTTTACTTCTTCAGGAATTGTTTCTTCAATAGCTTTAGATTCTTCTTCAATTTCTTTAATCTCTTCTTGAGATAATTCTTTTACAGAAGCAGAACCATCAAACAAAGACTTAAATTCTATCCATTTATCTGGATTATTATGGAAAAATTCTTTCATCGCAGCACGACCATTGAATTTTTCAATCACTTCGCCATTGCCATCAAGCCAATTAATCCACGCACCACGTTGTACTAATACACCAGAATTAAATGCCTCTTCAATAACTTCGAGCATCTGGTCAATACCTTTACCGAAAATAGCATAATAATCTACCTGTACATATGGATTACGATTAGAAATAGTATGATTCTTTTTAACAGCTACATGAATCTTTAATCCTTCTTCTTTAGTAATTGGGTCTCCAGGGCCAATAGCTCGTTTTCTCATATCTAAAGTCAAAGAGGACCAGTACTGAATAGCCGCTCCGCCTGATATGACCATAGGGTCACGACTCAGGCTTCCAATGTCCGTTGTCAAGTGTGATACAATAATAAAAGCTATATTGTGTTTAGCCACTAATGCTGTAAATTTACGAGACATTTTAGCATTTTGACGAGCAGCTAAAGCTACCTGTACTTCAGTTAGAGATGCTTCATTTTCTTTTTGAGGAATTAAAGCCTTTAAAGAATTAATAGCTACTAAATCTACACTATCTGACTCAATGATAGTTTGAACCATATCTAACGTAGCTTCAGAACCAATTTCTGGGTCAAATGGAACAAAAATTAATCGATTAGGGTCTACACCAAAAGTATCTACAATATATTCTTTATCCATAGAATGTTCTGATTCGACCCAAAGTGCCGTGAAACTTGGGTCCGCAGCCATCATTTTCGCCACTGATTCTAGGATTAATGTGCTTTTCCTTTCTACCGTCGGTTTCCCGATATTTATTAGCGGAGTAGACTATATCTTTACCTTAAATTGAAGGTATCCTCCATATAGTCGTTGAACCTTCTCTTACGAGCTTGGCTGCTGATTATCAATTATTTTCAGTACTTAGGATTTAACCATATACCATCTTAATATTTTTTTTTACTTTCATAACATTCACGCTTATATCATTTAATATGATATTACGTTGTAGTATATTAAGCTTTACGATTTTCCAGCAATTTGAAGGAATATCAATACTCATTTCTGAATATTGAGGCTATTATTATTTTTGACAAATAATATTTATATAACCGGAATCGCTTTTGCCAGTGATTAATGTACATCTCTTTCGAGGAAACCCACCACCAATGGCATTATTTAATGCAATAGATGGAGTAGGAATTCGACCAATAGTAATTTGATTAATAATGTCTTCGCTAATACCCATACGACCGACTACAGTCTTATTATATTTTTTATTAATTTTAGCTGTAATCGCATCAATTGTTGCTAATTTATCAGCTAATGTTTTTGCTTCACTCATGATTAATTTCCTCTTTAATATTGTCTACTAAATTTTGTAAAAATTGAATATTGCTTTCATACTGTTTAACTTGTGCATACGTATCTACATTTTTAATAGCTTTGATTTGCGACAATCTTTCTTCTAGTAAAAATATAGTTGCTCTAAAGATTGGTTTTAAGATAAATAAATTTCGTTCATGTTTATTTTTATCTACAGAAATTTCTAAGCAAATTTCACATAAGTCACCAATTCCTTTTTGAAGAGCATTATCTCCTTGAAGAGGAGAATCATCAGAAGCTAAACCAAGGTATTGAATAAAACCTTGTTTAATCATTTCATTCATTGGCTTCTTCCTCCTCTTCTTTGGGACCAACAGTAATGGCATTAACATAATCATCGTCGTCAAAACGAATCATTTTAACGCCTTGTCCAGTGCGTTTCTTTAATGGAATATCTTCGGCTCTTAATTTAATGATTTTACCATTTACTGTAATAATATAAATTGTATTTTCATCTTCAATAGGAGCACCACCAATAATAGTGCCAGATTTCTCATTAACTTTATAACAACGAGAACCCTTAGCATTACGATTTGTAATTCTGAAGTCTTCGATATTACATACTTTACCAATACCATTTTTAGTAACGATAGCAATTTGACCATCTTCTTTTACATGAAGAGAAGAAACAACAATATCATTATCATTTAATTTAACAGTATTCACGCCACCAGAATTTCTTGATTGCATATTAACAGATGAAGCTTTTAAGTGAATTAACATACCTTGTTCTGTGATAAAAGCTAAATCTTGATTTAAATCTTTTACAATAGAACATTCAACTAATTCATCTTCATCTCTTAATTTAATAGCACGATACGCTCTAGCTCGTGTAGGCAAATCTTTAGTAGAGGTAATTTTAGCACGACCTTGTTTAGTTACGAATAAAACCATTAAGTCTTCTTTATCTGTATACGATAATACATTAACAATTTTTTCTCCTTCTTGAAGAGGAATATAATTATTAATATATTTACCTAATGCATTTTTAGAGACTACAGGAATTTTATAAGCAGGCAATAATAAAAATCTACCTGTATTAGTCGCAAAAATTAAATCGTCATGAGTTTGCATAGAATATAATTGCGTTACAAAATCATCTTCACGAGTATTGGCATTAACACCTTTACCACCACGATTTTGTGCAGAATATTCATTTACCTTTACAGCTTTAATCATATTGTTATGAGTAATGGCTACAACTACATCTTCATTTTTAATGAATTCACGTTGGTCAATGTTTTCATCAACATAATCTACAATAGCTGTTTTACGTTCATCTTTTTCAAATTGTTTTGCAACTTGTTGAATTTCAGAACGTGTGTATTTAATTAATTCCATTTCATTATGAAGAATATTGGATAAGAAATTCATCTTAGTATTTAATTCTTCATATTCTTCATTATATTTTTGAATGGATTCTTCATTCAAAGTATATAATCTTAAATTAGCAACTGCCTTTGCTTGTTTATCATCAAAAGCATATCGTTCTTTTAAAGACTCTACAGATTCATTTAATGAAGTAGCATTAGATACTAATTCAATAGTTACATTTTTAGTTTCGAGAGCTTTAGTAATAGCTTCAACAATATGGAAACGCTCATCTAATTTATTATAATCATATTGACATCTATTCTGAATGACTTCAATGGCGTGTTCAATGAATGCTTCTAATAATTCTAATAAAGTTAAATTAACTTTTGGTTTTCCATCTTGTAAAGCTACATGTCGCATACTAACATTAGATTGCATATCTGTATATTTAAAAATATTTTTAATAATCCAATCCACATTAGCTGTCTTTTTGCATTCAATTACAATTCGAACGCCGTCCATATTAGACTCGTCACGAATTTCTGTAACGTCTGCAAGTTTTTCTTTACTTATCTCAACTATTTTAGTAACAGTATTCTTTTTGCAAATACCCCAAGGGATTTCATCGAATACAATTAAGATTTTATTCTTTTTGTCTTCTGTATGATATTTTCCTCGAAGTATTACTTTACCATGACCTTCTTTATATGCTTTTATAGCATCGGCATAGCCTAAAATTTCGCCACCAGTCGGAAAATCTGGTGCCTTAATAATATTAATCACTTCATCAATAGAAGTTTCTTTTTCTTCTAGTAAATTTTTAAAGATGACATCAATAGCTTGATATACATCTTTTACGTTATGAGGTAAGAAAGATGATGTTAAACCAACTGCAATCCCTGTTGTAGGATTAGCTAACAATGCTGGGAACAATGTAGGTAATACTTCTGGCTCATATTCAGTCTCATCATAATTCAACTTCATGGGCACAGTATTCTTATCTACATCCTTTAACATAATGTCCCCAACCCTACTTAGACGGCACTCAGTATAGCGTTGAGCTGCGCTAGGGTCACGGTCTAAACTACCAAAATTACCTTTACCATCTACTAATGGATAACGTAAATTAAAATTTTGTGCTAGGTTTACCATCGCGTCATAAACAGACGAATCCTGTTTGTTATTATCGCCAAGTTTTTTATCTTGGCCTCTGGAGGTTTCCCTCATTTTCATCAGTTAGTCTTTTCTAACCCAGTATAGCATATCTTTTTATGCGTTAATATTTTATTAAAACAAAATACTCCATAAGCACAGAGCGGCCTCGTGGGCAAATTATATTCTTACAAGAAGTAAGGTTCATTGCCTATGCGTTGCGCCTGACTAATTTTTTAAGTTTAGCCTTCGGTCTCGGATTAGGATATTAAACCCTCCCCGTTTAATTCCGCTCTCATAATCCATACCTTATATTATGGTTTTAGTATAGACGGGAATTGTTATTTTAAAAATTTTATATAATCTTTGACAATATCAAATTTTCTATTTAAAGTTACTTTTGGTTTTCTAAAATTAGGATATAAGAATAATAATATTTTCTTTATATCTTCTTTTGCATGATATTCAATTCTATATGTATTATCATGTAAATGAATTTTGTGTTTTTTTACACCACATTTTTTACTAAAAATATTTTGAATCCAAGTAAGCATTTTTTTAGAACCACAAAAATCTATTCCAACTTTAGTTTTACAAATACAACCATCTGCATCAAATATGCCTCTAATATAATCTGGTAAAAGCCTATCGGGAATAAGTTTCGATGGAACTTGTTTTTCTCTTTTAATTTTAGTTATTTCATGTTTTTTAAAGGACTCAATAATTTGTTTTCCAGCGAATTCTATTCTTACTAATCTATTTCCAGTTATATTATGAAATTCTTCTTTTATTGGATGTTCAGCTTCAATATCTTTTTTTAGCTTATGTAAATGTTCTTCATCAACAGCAGATAACTTAACTCTAACTAATTTTCTATTAAAATTAATATATCCATCTGATGAAATAAAACCAAGCCAATATGCTTTCGATTTTGTATCTATTTTATCAAAAAATAATTCATTATATTTATAGCCATATTTTACTTCAGAGATATCATATCTTTTTTCTAATTCTCTTTTTATTGTTTGAGAACTACAATTAAAATATCTACTTGTTTCAGCATAACTTTTTCTTTCATTAAAAACCATATTATGCATTTTTTGTATTTGTTCTTCAGTGAAAATTATTTTTTTAGGCATATTACATTATTAGCTTTCTATTACAACAATAATTAAAAATTTATATTATCATTATAAAACAGCTATTTTTTATTGTCAAGTTACACCAACTTTATCTCCCATGAGGATGGTAGGCCCCGAGTACATAGCCGACAGTCTTTGCCGACTTTTTATATTTACTAGATGAAAACAATTTTAATTCGTTCATGCCATATAATATTCTACGATGAACTGGTTTTAATCCATCTCGAATATCAGGAACTGCTCTATCATTAATTACATATTTAGCATATTCCATATATTGCTGTTTCATACGTTCAGCAAAAGGTACTTGAATGACATTACCAATTGGAAATGTTTCTTTACTCATCAGAATCCTCCCAACGAGATACTTCAGAAAGAACTACTTCGTGAATAGTTCTTGTTTTGTCTTCTTGTGTAGTATAGGTTCTTGATTGGAAACGACCACATAAAGAAATTTCGTCGCCAATTTTAAATTCAGAAGCAATTTCTGCTAAATCGTCCCAGGCAACACATTGTACATAATCACTAATAATTTTATGTGATGTTGTTGGACGATGAATAGCAACTACAAAAGATGCCACTTTCCTTTTTTTGTTAGTTTTTCTAATTCTAGGTTCTCTAGTTACGATACCATTAATTAGTTCTTCATTGCGAGCATATGATTCTTCATATTCTTCTTCGGTAACTGGATATACAGCTTTTGCATATGCAAACGTTTCAATGATATTTTTACCATCATCATCATTAGATTTACGACTGCTAATAGCACCATTTACCATGATATAAGTATTCATTTGAATCGTTTTTGCAATCGGATAACTAACAATAACTGGAATGATATCTGTCACTTCTTTATTCTTGCGTCTACATTCTAGTTCAATTTTATAGAATACTAATGTTTTACCATTATTATCCGTAAATTCATATTCTTTTTCATTGGATAGTACTTTACCATACAATGTTAAAGAGTTAACAAAATCCATTATTTAAATTCCTCCAAAATAAATTCTCTACGAGCATCTACATCTTTGCCCATACATAAGCTCAATGCCTCTTCAGTATCTTCAATGTCATCAACTGTAATCTGAATTAAATTTCTAGTTTCAGGGTTCATAGTAGTATCCCATAACTCTTTAGGCTCCATTTCGCCAAGCCCTTTATTACGACTTATAACCCAACCTTCAGTATCAGTTTTTTCTAATTCTTCAGCATTAAGAATATACTTAACTTCATTATTTTTATGCAAAGTAAATAATGGAGGACATGCAGCATATACATATCCAGCTTCGATAATAGGACGCATAATTCGATAAAAGTTAGTCATATGTAAACATTGAATATGACTGCCATCGACGTCCGCATCAGAAAGCAAAATAATTCTATGATATTTTAATTTAGAGATATCAAAATCTTGACCGATACCACAGCCAAGAACTTTTATCATATCTATTAATTTAGAGGAACCGATAATTTTATCGTGAGAAGATTTTTCTGCATTTAATATTTTACCAAATACAGGTAAAATTGCTTGGAATTTATTATTACGTGCTTGTTTACAGGTTCCAGCAGCTGAATCACCTTCAACAAAGAATATTTCACATTGTTCAGGGTCTTTATTAGAACATGGAGCTAAATCTTCTACATAACCACTAGCCGTAGCATTTTTAATACCACGAGCAGCATTTCTTGCACGTTTAGCTGCTTCACGAGCTTTAGCGGCTTGAGCAATTTTTTCTAAGATAATTTTAGTACGTTTTTCATCTTTACATAGATAGTCATAGACAAAATCTTCTACGAAAGTTTTAATACTATGACGAATTTCAAGCATACCTAAATTACTTTTATCTTGCCCTTTAAAGTTAGGGTCTTTTAATTTAATGGAAATAATTGTTAAAAGACCTTCGAGTGAATCTGTTGATTCAATATTTTTAATTCCCTTCGGTTTATATTCATCGATGTATTTTTTAATCGCAGAATTTAAACCCATCTTAAATCCAGTTTCATGGTCGCCACCACGTTCAGTAGCTACATTGTTAACAAAAGATTTAATATCTGAAGAATATGTATCTGTGTATACCAATGCAATATCTACATCTACCGTTTTTTCTTGATTATCTGTAGTAGAAGCATATACAAGATTTTTATTCATTTCTACGATATCAATTAATTTTTGTTTACCTGTAGAAATTTTATTTACATATCCAATTAGTCCTTCTGGACAATGAAATGTTTCTTCTTTAAATTTTTCAGCATCTTTTTCTAATAAAGAAAATTTAATTGTTAAACCTGGATTTAAATATGATAATTGCCGCAAACGTTTTTTAATATGAGAAATATCATATTCTTCAATCGTCCACAATTCTTTATCTAATTTAAACATAACAGTTGTTCCAGAATCTTTAGATTCATCTTTTTCAAAAGGAACAACTTTAAGTCGTTGTGTGATAATGCCTTTAGAAAATTCTGCATTATATTTTTTATTATTTTGGTTAATATATAATGAGAAGTTTTCACTAACTGCGTTAACACAACTTGCACCTACGCCATTCATGCCTCCCGTATTGGTTTTATAAGCACCTTCTAGCTGGGAGAATTTCAGTTTTGTTATTATGAGAGTTTTTTATCTCCCATTTCTTATAATTTCTTATAAGCTCAGCGTACCTTTTTACGTAAATTTTTCATCTAAAACGCAGAGTGGCCTCTTGGAGAAATTATATTCTTACTAAATAAGTTTCATTCTCTACGCGTTGTACATGACTAATCTTTTAAAATTAGCCTTCAGTTCTGATTAGCATATATATTTCTATACTTAGCCTCCCAGATTTTTTCCACTCTAATTATTTTTATTCTTCATTAGATTTGAATAAAAACGGCTAATATATTAACCACCGGCGTGAAGTACAACCATCGCCACTTCGGCTTGAGAGTACCCTTTCCATTCAGGGTCATCAGATGGTTTGGTTGGGATGCCACGACCATTATCTTTAACAGATACGATATAATCGTCGTCGTCCCAAATCATAGATACATCGATTTCGTTACAATATCCAGCAGCGTATTCATCTACTGAATTATCTACAATTTCAAATACGCATTGGTCTTTAGAAGATAAATACATACCCTTTCTAAGACGAACATTATCTGGATATCGTAATACGGAAATTTTTGTTTCTTCTGCCATATTTTTTGTTTTTCCTATTCTTCCATTAATTCAGCTTTTAAGCTACCAGTTTGATGTCGCAAGAACGATGCAACTGTTGCCCGTAAACATTCAGACATCGACAAATTATTATCAATTTCAGCATTTACATTATATGTACGAGGCAAATTAGTTTGAGGATTAATTTCAGACTCATCAATAATAATCATCAAAATAACTTCTTTGAAATTAATAATATCTTTACGATACATAACTGTATATACATGGTCTAAGAATTCAAATTTAACTTTTTCTTTTTGTTTAAAAGTTAATTGTTTTCCTAAATGTTCAGCTAAATCATTAATTTGCTCATCGAGAACAGTAGGTTGTTCAATCATTTCATCATACATTTGCTGTTGCAATCGCTCTAATTCTTGTTTGTCCACTTCATCACCACCTTTCGTAAAAATAAAAAATTATACATACTTTAAAATACATATAATTAAATAGTAAAAAAGTGCCAATAGTCATTTTTTAATATATGACTACTGACACTTATATTATACTATACTTTTGATATAAAGACCAGGGGATTTTTTATTATTATTTACCAAAAAGTTTCTTTTTAAGTGGAGAACCACCAGTTGGTGCTTTCGGAGCTGTTGGTGCAGATGCTTGAGCAGAAGTACCAGAATTTTCGCTAGGATTAGCACTTACAATAACTGCACTATTTACATGAATGTACAATTGACCGTGAACTACTTCGCCATCTTTTTCATAATTATCACTGCGACGTACTTCGCCTTCAATCATCAATTGGTCACCATGCTTAGCATATGTTGCCAAATATTTAGCTGTACCACCGAATGCTGTGATTTGCATCAAGTCATACTGACATCCTCTTACAACGTATGTTGCGAGGTTCCTACCCAAGAAAACATGCCTAAAAATTATTAAACTTAGAGGTAGAGGAATTCAGATACAGTAGGCTATCCCCGTGTGTCCCACGGTTATAATTATATATTTATATCATATTTAAAATATGTAAACCTTCATTTAGAATATTTTTAGCTGCATTAATATCTCGGTCATGATGAGTACCACAAATAGGGCAGTTATATTCACGAATGTTAGTGTCTTTTAATGCAGGATTTTTATAGCCACACTCAGAACATAGTTGACTAGATGGATAAAATCTATCTACTTTAGATATAGTTTTACCATACCATTTAGCTTTGTATTCTAGCTGTCTTACAAATTCTGATTGAGATACATCTTGATAAGATTTACCTTTATTTTTATTATTATAATACTAAAAGAAATATTTATCAATATATAATTATAACTATGAGATTTTTTAAGAGGATGATTGTTCAATTAAGTTCGCTACTTCTTAACCGGCGACATTACTCGCACCCTTAACTTTCATTAAGGCACAGACTATATCTTAATCTTTTTTTAATAAAAGACCTTCACCACTTCCACTCGCTTGAGTGTACTCCCTTTCGGGATAGTCGTTGAACTTTTTCCTATTCGGAACTTAGCTGCTGATTGTCTATTCTTTTTATTAAGACTTAGGATTTAACCATATCTTATCTTAAAAATTTTTTTCTGCTTTCGCAACATTCACGTTTATCTATATTTCAAAATTACGTTGTAGTATTTTAAGCTTTAAGAGTTCCCAGCAATTCAATGAATTTCTAAGACGTAGATTGTCTTAGCACATACCTATCACTAGATATATGGACTATTTTTTACTATTTATTCATAATTAAAATCATGAGCATATATAGTAATTCTAATCATATTGACCTTCTTTATTTTTAAAATCACGACGAACATTCAAGAAACCACGATAATAAGATTTACTAAGTTCTTCTTCGTTTACTTTAGAGTTGATTACAAATTTTTCGGATTTTGGAATAAAACCGATTAGGTGTACAGAGTTACGTACTGCCATCAATATACCTTCTTTCTTGCCATCTAGAGCATTAAAAAATTTAATAGTGAAAACAAATATACTTTTTCACCCTAAAAAATTATATACAAAGACAAAATATAATCTTTGTATTTATATTATACTTTATTATATTTTGTCTTGTAAACAAAAATTAAGCTTCTTCAGTAAGCTCTTTTAAATATGTTACAAATGCAACAATATTAAATGGTTGAATATCTTCTACAGTTTGATAGTTGCCTTGAGAGAATAATTTAACTGCTTCGTTAATTTCTTCTTCACCGTATTCTTCTACTGCATTTTGTAGGTATTCACATTCTTTAGTGAAATGATTTACCCAGTATTCATCGTCCCATGTGTCATCTACTGTTACATCACGGTCCTTAGCTGGTTCTTCAATTGCAGGAGTAGCTTCTGGAGCTTGCTCTTCGATTACTTTATTTTCTTTTTTAAGAGCTTCGCGACCAGTTACTTTTGTTTCTTCTTTTGCACTTTCTACTGCTTCTACTATTTTATCATCTACTTCTGTTACAAGACCAGTAGTTGCAATAGCAATTGCTAAAGATGCACAAATTTCAGCTTTTTTAGCTGGGTCAGATACCATACCTAAATTTTCATTTGCTTTTTTAATTAAGGCACGAAATGCCTCAGTCCTGAACCTCATATAATTAAAATTATATAATTCTAAAAGAAATTTAAAAATAAATTCCTTTATTAAGAAGTTTGATTATAATATCCTTATTCTTTTAGGCGTGTCCAGTTCGCCTCTACAGCATAAGACTGTTAAGTCTACAGCTTTACTTTTGCGAAGAATATTTAATGCTCCGTTACAGTCTGCATTAAAACGATAATTATAATATATTTCTACTGAAAATACAACTTTTTAGTAAAAAATTTTCAGGACATTTTTAGAATCACATTTTTTTTAATTAATTAAAGGTCTCGTTCAAGTAAAAACGCTACTTTTTACTCGGCACCATTACATGCACCTTTAGCTTTCGCTAAAGCACAGACTATATCTTATCCGTATTATATATTAAAAAATATATAACTTAGGCGACACCACTTCCCACACGCTTGTGCAGTACTTCCCTTACGAGGAATAGTCGTTGAACGTTCTCCTATTCGGAGCTTCGCTGCTGATTTCCCATTGTATCATAACATTTAGGATTTAACCTTGTGTCATCTCAATTATTTTTTTTGCTTTTGCCACATTCACGCTTATTTTTATTTCAAAATTACGTTGTAGTTAATTGAGCTTTAGGGGTTTCCAGCAATTCAATGTCTTAGTTGGGTAAGTAAGAATTACCACTATCTACCAGTTTCCCGATAGACCTACTATTTTATTAAAATAATTTTTATAATTAAAATTACAAAAAATATTTTAATATCTTAATAGTTGCCATTTTTATTTTTCCTCACTTTTTTCTACTAATTGGTCAATATGCCAATCCGTTCTATCTTCATCTTCTGCTTTGATAGTGTCAACATAAATAATTAAACCATCTTCTTTATTAAGAGATGGCAAATCAAACATGACATCACCAAGAACTTTTTCCATCACGCCACGCAAAGAACGAGCACCTGTGCCACGTTCAATTGCTTCATGTGCAATTTGTTTTAATGCAGATTCACTAAATTGTAAATCGAACCCATCTTCTTTAAACAATAATTGATATTGTTTTACTAATGCATTTTTTGGTTCTGTTAAAATTCTTATGAGTGTTTCTTCATTTAATTTTTCTACTGCACATACAATTGGAGTACGTCCTAAAAATTCTGGTAACATACCAAATTCTTTTAAGTCCTCTACAGTAATTTGGTTAATGATTTTATTTTCTTCTTCTACTGATTCTTTATTTTTACTTACAGGAAGTTTAGAACCAAAACCAATTTTATTTTTATCTGTACCAAGACGTTTTTTAATGATATCTTCGATACCTTCAAAGGCCCCTGACATAATAAATAAAATATTTTCTGTATTTACTTTAATTGTATCTTGTGTTGGATTTAACCTAGCACCAGATTTAGGTACATCAACAACAGAGCCTTCAATTAATTTAAGGAGACCTTGTTGTACTGCTTCATGAGCTGGGTCAGCAGATGTTGCAATTTTCTTTTGCTTGCGAGAAATTTTATCGATTTCATCAATATATACAATACCAATTTCTGCTTTTTCAATATCACCATCTGCCGCAGACACTAAATCACGCAAAATTGTTTCTACATCTCGCCCTGCATAACCAGTTTGAGAGAAAGATGTAATATCTGCAATCGTAAAAGGCACTTCTAAAATCTTAGCAATATGCTTTACAATCGCAGTTTTACCGCTGCCGCTGGAGCCAGCAACAAGTGCATTACTTTTGTCTATTTCTTGAATATCTTGATTATTTGGATTATTCATTTTCATTTTAATTTTCTTATAATGATTATAGACAGAAGTTGCTAACATTTTTTTAGCCATATCCTGTCCAATAATATATTGGTCAAGATGTTCTTTAATTTCTTTTGGTGTAATGCTTAATTTGCTTTGAAATTCTTCTCGTTCTTGGTCTTCAGGAGTAGTTTCTTCTTCAAAATTTTCTACTGGAATAAGATTAGGAGCTACACAATCATACATTCTGCGAATACAATCAGAACAAATAACTGTATCTTTTGTGCGTAACATAACTACATTCGGATTATCTTCAGAATGTTTACCACAAATACTACACGTTAAATTTGCAATATCTTCGTTCACTCTCTCACCTCCATAATTTCATCAATTAAACCATATTCAAGAGCTTCTTGAGCTGTAAGCCATTTATCTCGCTCCATATCTGCTTTAACTTGTTCAATATCTTTGCCAGTATTTTTAGCAATGACTTCACTTAATTTATTTTTCAAATTAAGTACATGTTTTAAAGAGATTTCCATGTCTGTTGCTTTGCCTTGAGTGCCAGCCGATACCTGATGAATCATAATTTGAGAATTAGGCAATGCATATCGTTTGCCTTTAGCTCCGCTAGACAATAAAAAAGCCCCCATAGAACATGCTTCACCAATGCATACTGTATTAACATCACATTTAATGTAATTCATTACGTCGTAAATACCAAGACCAGTATGTACTTCGCCACCAGGACTATCGATATACAGATAAATATCTGCATCTGGGTCCTCTGCCTCAAGATATAATAATTTTGCTTTTACATCATTAGCAGACAATGGATTTACGTCAGTCGTTAATAAGATAATTCTATCCTGCAACAACTTATCATATACTGTTTCTGCCATTTTGTCTTCCTTTCAAAAAAATAAAAAATAACATACCATTATAATACAAGGTATCTAAAAAAGACATGACCCTAAAGCCATGTCTCTTTTTATATATAAAATGCGGACCTCTAAGACTGTCACCTTATTGTTCCGATAGAATATTGCCGATATATCAGCCTACTATAAAAATTTAATGCTATATACTAGAGCGAAAAATTAACCGTAGGGTTTTTATAATGATTTCAGATTAAACATTAAGAACTTAATAATAATGGATTACGAGTTAAATTAATGATTAATAGCTTAATCTTGTAATATGTTCCCATATGCGTTTCCGCCATAATTCATCTTTATTACAGTAAATAGATTATTGATTAATGATTATGAGATTTTGATGAGCATCTCGAACTCGCTTTTAATCACTCCAGTTCCGCCATACTTTCTGTCTATGTAGGCGGTTAACTGAGCAACTTACCACGTTTTATTCTTCATGTTCAATATGAGTGCATAGTTGGTTTTATTTTGACCGGAACTACCAACTATACCAATAAAAACCGGAGTATATCTTAGAAATTTTTTCGATATACCAGCAATATAATTATATTATAATAATATATTAATTAGTCTTGCACCATAACCATAGTTATTTCAGTAGCATGACCAAGAATAGAATCGATTTCAGCAATATAATTTTCCAAGAAATCTTTTACATCTTCAAGAGATGTGGATAATTTATTTGGGTCCAAGAAATCTGGAAGCAATTGTTTAAGCATTTCTTCTTCGCGTTTATTACGTTCAGAAGAGGATACTGCAACAGCTGTATTGCCATATTCAGCGTTCATACGATTACGTACTGTAGATTCGGCTTCGCGAACACGAGTACTGAACATAGAGCTTGCTTCGTTACGAACACTAATCATACGAGTTACGTATTGTAACAATTCAGTGTAATATCCCTTACGAGAAATTGCCGCAGCGAAACTAATTCGTTCCATTTCAGTTGTTGTTTTAGAATTTAAACCACTGAATTTAGGAACATCAATTAAATTAATTGCATTAGCATGCAAAATTGCTACGTTAAGAGCATCACGATATTTTACTTTATCATTAAAAGAATTGAAACGAGCTTGTACTCGTTCTTCCCATTCTTTACGAGTCATACCTTCAATAAATGTTTCATTCTTAGATACGATAGCGAAGAAATTTTCTCTGCTCATTTCTTTAATTTGTTTGTCTAGCATTTTCTTTTTAGTCAACGCTGCACGAATAGTCATTTCAGTCATAATAGTAATTTCCTTTCAAATTAAATAATAGATTAAGTATTTATAGTATATCCGAAAGATTTTCTTTTTTCAAGAGTTTTTCGTAAATTATTTTATATGTAATTCTGAATTCATCTAAATTAATTTGCAATTCATATTCTTTATTATTAACTACAATAATAGTATTTGACCAAAAACCTTTAGCCAAATACGTAGAATCGAATACTTCTTTAATTAATTTGACGAATACATTAAAATAATCTTCATTATCTTGGAATGGATATACTTTAGTTAAATTTCTACCAGAATAATATATTTCATCTACATTATCTGGTAAATAATAATTAAAATATTTTCTTACGAAATTAGTATCTACTTCATTTTTTTGATTATAGATACCTAATATCTGTGCAATTTCTTTCGCAGTTAGATAATGAATATCTGACTGTATTTTTTTATAGAAATCCATAATTAACCTGCAAAACGATAAAATAAATAACTTAAAAATAAGAATATAGCTACGGCAATAGAGCCATATTCAATTACTTCTTTATCAGTCATTTTGCCATATTTTTGATATTTAAGACTGCTATTTATTTCCTCTTTAAATTCTTTATCTTTTAAAAATCTAACTGATGTAATTACTGTAAATAATGCAACTACAAAAAATACAGCACTAACGATTAATAAGATATAATGTAATAACCACAACAATTATTTCACCTACTAAAACTTAATAATAATATTTTCTAAATCTTTTTCTTTATTGTTTTCTTGTTGCTCTTCACGATTCATTTTTTGCTTATCATAAACAACTTTGTCGCCAACAAGAATTTGATACAGTGCATATACAATATAAATAGAACCTAATGGAGCTCGAAAATAACTTTCTCGAACATCATGACCACGTACTAAAGATAAAGTAAATGCAAAACAACTCATTAAAATGTAAATGATGAAATACATAATTATCCTCTTTTCTCCATTTCTAAAATATTTTTATATTCTGATTCCTCATAATCTCCAGTAGCAACACCTAACATAACATCTACTTTTTTAGATATATGTTTTAAGATATTTATATGTACTGGAGCCATATAATTTTGATTATGTTGTTGATAAAGATATTCTTCTAAATTAGAGCAAATCTCTTCAACAATTTTAAAACGAATATCTTCATTCATCTTTATTTTCCTTTTCTTTTTTATCTAATTCTGGACCGAATACTTCTTTAAAGATAGCAGTTAATTCTTCTGCTGTCATTTCATTCAGCCTTTTTAGAAATCTTTCTTTATAATTTTCAATAAGCATTTTAACCACCGTTTAATGGCGTAGTAGCCTGCCAAGCATATTCTGCACTACTTTCATAATTAGTATGAATATAACTTTTAACAGTACCATCTCGTAAAATTTCAAAATCTAATTCAGTACAACTACCAAATTCAGACATATGACCTTTCACATCAATATGAAAGTCTTTAACTAAATCTAATAATTCACGCTTAGATAAATCCCAAGCACTACGAATTTCTGACACAAAAATATATTCATCTTCTTTAGTATCATCTTTAAAAAGAATTTCATAATTATGTTCAGTAATCATAGCTTTATTAAAATTCTTAATAATTAAATATTCTTTTAAGCCATAAATATAATCTTCTTTAACTTTAATTACAGGCTCGAGCATATGATATGTTCCGCCTAATATATCTCTAAAGGATTCTTTTAAAATACCCTTTTCAAGAAAATTTACAAGATTAGTATGCGTACCACGAAATTTAATTTGTCCTTCTATCCAACTAGGCATTTTATTCTTCTCCTTCTTATTTTGAGTAAAAAAAATACATTGTACATATAGCGTACAATGTGATTGGCTCCGGTGGCATGACTCGAACATGCAACACACTGATTAACAGTCAATTGTCTCTACCTATTGGACTACACCGGAATGATAATAAAATTATATATTATTAAAAATATATTGTCAATAAATAGTTTAGAAAAGATGTGCTAATTATACTAGAATTTTTATGAGGTTTGATAGGTAAATTTTTATTTTATTTGTTTAGGAGATTTAAAATGAAAATTTTGTAAACACATCTTTTCTAAAAATGATAAAAGCTTCTTTTAAGGCAATTACCTTATCAGAAACATGAAATATTCAGAGGTTAGAATAAAAAATAAAAGGTTTAATGTGCATAATATACATAACCTCTGAATATTAAGATACCCCCAGTTTTAATATTTATCGTCGCAAAAAGTGGGTGCACAAAAACGACTACTCTATTATTTTTAACATCGGAATAGATATCGATGCTTGGCGACTTACACCCAAGTCAAGCATACCACTGCTTATAATTCTATGCCGAAAAGGCTTTTGGTAATTAGGCTATAGAATGTAACCTACTTTGATTTTTTAGCATCGATTAAGCCTTGCTTATAGCCTTTTTCATAAGATTCAATATTAAATTCTTCAGAAGCATCGTTACGGCCTTCATCATAACCATCATCGTAACCAACTTCATAGCCTTCATCATAGCTATCTTGACACATAGCTTCTTCATTAATAGCTTTATTAACAATGTAATTTTCTTGAAGCCATTCTGCTAATTCATTTTGACCATCATCTTTTAAGTCAAAAATAATATCTTCAATTGTTGTATTTTTAGTTAATTGTCTCATTTTTTGTTTTCCTTTTTTTGTCATAAAACAAAAAATAGTATAGCCTTAACCACTAGAAAATTATAATGTATTTAGCTTCTTAATTTTTAACAGTTTTACAATGTACTCTATTTAAAAAATTAAAAAAAAATGGTTAACGCTATACTATTAATGTGAATATATTTTAATCGCTGTATCCTTCGCATGTTGGAGTGGTTGAAAACCTTTTGTTTGGGAGTTTGCCTTTATGTGGTTTATTTAAAAAATACAGCAATTAAAATATAATGGTGCTCATGGTTGGAATCGAACCAACACGATATTATTATCAAAGGTTTCTAAGACCTTTGCGTCTGCCAATTTCGCCACACGAGCAAGTATGCTGGCCTTCCACCAGCTGGGCCTCTAAGATATTTTATGCTCTTCGATTATTCGCATCCCACACTCGTACATTAAAAACGTAACTGGATATTATACCTATGCTTATTAAAACATCTCAAAAAGTATAAACATGTAATATCGATGCAGGGGAAAAGTAAAACCCTAATATAATAATTAATGCTCTCGTTACGACTTTAACGTAAATCTCCTTTGAAGTTAAAGGTATTCTAATTGAACTACAAGAACATGTGTTGGATATAGACAGACAGGCGCATTATCATTGTGAGAATCTTATTTTAAAGAAAGGTGAATTATCTTGTTGTTTGTATTTATTTCTACGAGTCTTTATTTTAACAGGGAGGTTAAAATTTTTTTTATTATTTCCGTACAATTTATATGTGTTTATTTATTTGAAAGGAGTTCAATCTGTCTATCTATATCCTATAGGAGTGAATATGCGAGCATTTCTAGGGGGAGAAACGAAATGCCCACACCAATATAATACAAGGTTTTCAATAGTTTTCTGACACTCCAACAATTAAAATATGTTGGGACTTTATATACACAAACTTCCAAATATACTCGAAAGTACAAGAGACTCATTTGTTTCTATAAAATTTTTACTATCAATTATTCCAACGAATAAATTAGCGATAGTGTAAGGCCCATGTCAAGACCTATAAATAAATTAAATATACATTAAATTGCTATACTACTTAAATTTTTATGTCCAGTTAATCGTTTTACTTCTTTATTATGAAGTTTATAGAAATTTTCGAATCTTTCATTACATTTATTCATATCAAAACTTTTTAAATCATTCGCTGTATTCATTATTAAAAATGCAGAATATAAATCTCTTTGAATTTTAATGCCATTAAAATCATTCCATCGTTGAGATAATTTTTTCTTCTTATAAGTTTCATCAAAATGATTAAATTGACTTGCCTTAGTATGCCAAGTATCAATTTTAATTAACTGTTTGTCATAATAAGATAATTTTCTATTTATGATTTCTAATAGCATAGATGGAGCTCTATTAGCTATAGATTTGCCAAAACGTTTCTTGCGTTTAAATCTACCTTTGCTATTTTTCTCTGTCTTTTTAGCTCTTTTAGCAAGTCCAGCAAAATTCATTGTTTCAACATAAATAGTATCACCAAGAGAAATAATTTGATTAGCTAAACATTCATATTGATATTTTCTTATATCTTTTTGTTTACGATATAATTCTTTTAATTGATTTTGATATTTAATATAATGATTTGATTTATTCCAAATTAATTTTCTACTTCCTTGGTCTTTAATGGTACCATCTTCATGATAATT